GAAATAAACTTACATAATCAATAATATGGTTAGCATTAAAGTTAGAAGATAAAATGAGTAACTGTCCGTTAGAATATCGAGGATAATCTTCTGTTGTTTCCATCTGATCAGCATTGCCATTATCACGAATCCAATCGTGAACAGACTTATAGTTGATCAACTCTTCGTCAATGATAAAGGTAACTACAAGGTCACCATATGTAACTCCACCTCCGGGAACTACTGGGTATGTTCTGAACCTAGTTGGTACTTCAGTTACAGGCATTTGAATGTCTGGTAGGTTGGCACGTTGACACATAAAATCTACCCCTTTAAAAATATCCAGTTGCAACTGGAATCCAATAGGGGATAGATAGTTTCTGTTTTCTAACTGATTACCAACCCATTCAGCAGGCATGTCAACTTCCCAAGCTACTATTATTTATCTGCATAAAAAAAGACCCCCGAAGGGGTCTTGGCGTGAACAGTGATCACATGAGGTTGGTTACACGAACCTTTCTGTAATACTGGTTAACACCAGCAGTAAGAGCTTCACCGTCAGGAGCAGCGTTAGGATCGGCAGTAACACGAACGAATGGGTTGGATACCATACCGTAACGAGTCTTGAAGCCAATCTTAGGCTGGAAGGTGTCAGGATCAATAGATCTGAGCATCTGGAGGGGAACGTATGGGCAGTAGAAGAGACCAGCATCATAGGGGCTGGAACCCTTATAACCCATACAGTAGTAGTGGTTCTCGCTTAGGTTAGCGGAGTAAGGATCAACGAAGACCTTAATACGACCGTTGATAGTACCAACAGCGAGGTTACCAGTGTCATCGACTTCACCGATGGAAGGACCACCAGAACCGGTTAGACCGGAGGAGTAGTCAAGTACACCAGCCATGGCGAGAGCAGAAGCAACGTCAGCAGAACAGATGAGGAAGTTACCCTTGCCTCTACGAGTTCTCTGGGCGATAGCGTTAGCGTCACGCTCGATCTGGAATAGAAGTCCTTTGAACTTCTCAACCGACCAACGACCGTTGGAGTCAACGTCAAGGTCAAATACACCAGCGGTAGCGGTGTTGTTCTGAGCACCACGCTCAGCAACGGTGTATACTCTACGAACAACCTCACGGTTGATTTCAGCAAGGATCTCGCTCGAAAGGATGTTGGCGAGTTCTTGCTCAGCATCAAGACCATGAACTGCCTTGAGGTCCTGAGCGAGTTCCAAGGTGTACTCGGAACGGAGTGCTCTGGTTCTGGCGGTAACAGCAGTCTTCTCGATGCTGAAGCTCATCTCGTTGAAGAGGTTGTCGGCTTCGCCTAGAGTCTGGGCAAGATCTCTCTCGATGCCACGACTGCCAGGTCCGTAGGTTCCATCAAAAGGACCAGCAGCAGCACCGGAGTTAGTAGGATCGGTGCCAGCACCACTGTAAGCATCGCCTAGTGGGTTGTTACCATCAGCAGCCTGAGTGTAGTCAGGGAAACCATCGCTGGTAGAGTCAGTAAGATTAGGTGTAGCAGAGAAGTTGGTGTCTGCTTCAGTAAGTCCGAGAGCCTCAGGACCACCACGTAGCTCCGAAGGAGAGCCTTGATTTTGATAGTGAGACTTCATGGCGAAGATTAGTCCAGTAGGACCGCTCATGGGCTGAACGCCACAGATGTCATATGCCATTAGGTTAGGCATAGCACGACGGACAAGGCTGATCATGATAGGATCGAAACCAGCAAGTCCACCAGACTGAATACCAGGAGCTTCAATGCCGGATAGATCAGCACCACCAACACCACTGGTAGCTAGACCACCGACGTTGTTGGGAGCCTCAGAAAGCATGGTGGCACTACCAGCGCCTCTCATTGCTCTCTCTTGGTTTTCTAGGATGACAGCGGTAACAGCCTTCTTGTAGTTATCCTTAATGCTAGGAGCATCAGAATGATTCAAGACGGGTGCCCACTTCTCCTGAAGTTGGGTTGCGTTGAACATTTTTAACCTCTAAGTTTTTGTTATTGGTATACGATTATTTAGTATAATAAATCACTTACCGAACTTGGAAATGCCTCTTACGTAAGCATCCATGATTGGGTTGGTGCTAGGCACAAACTGTTCGGCAGCGTCCTCGCTTGTTTCTTCTCTAATCTGAGGAGCACCTTGAGCAGGGAAATACGACTCACGGAGAGTCTTAACTGCTTCGGTATACTTTTCAACAGACTCGAAAGTTACACCCTGTGCTAGGGAAGCGAGTTTGTCTTTTTGAGTATCAGCGAGTCCTTCAGATAACTTGAGCAAAGCAAGTTCTCTGTGGAGTTCGTTTTTCTCGGTGACTGTTTTCACATTACGCTCAATCTGTTCATTGAGACGGGTTTCCATTTCACGATTTGTTTCAGCGAGTTCTTCTACGATATCCTCTTTATCTTCGGGGATATTGATGTAGTGCTCTTGGAAGAGGTTTCTGAGACCAGCAATAAAATCAGTGGTGATTTCGTTTCTTACACCACGATCTACAGCAATCTGATTCTCTTCAATCCATTGTTGGACAGCGTAGTTAACGGTGCCCTTTACTTCTTCTTGAAGTTCTGCTTTTACTTCAGCAACTTTTTCTACAAGTGCTTTAGCGTGTGCTTCTTCTAGTTTTGCCCACTCTTCTTCTAGTCTTACTTTTACAGCAGCTTCGAAGATTGTTGTCGCCTTAGCAGCAAAACCTTCAGACAACTCAGTGCCTTCAATGAGGGCAGCGATGTCAGAAGATACATCAAGTTGCTCGAAAGCGGGCTTGATGGGATATGTTACAGCAGGACCGGTCTTGGTTCCGTAAGCAACTTCAGCGCCAATAGATGCTCTTGGGGTGCCTGGATCTTTTGTAGTTGCTTGTTGGGGATCGCCCGAAATGGGAGTAACAGGAGCGGCAGCTTTAGCACCAGGGTTCTCTTCACCATCATCGTCATGCTCATTAGGAGTGGTGGAAGTTCCGCCAAGATCAGTAACGGACTGACCACCATGAGCAACAGAAGTTGGGACGGATTGCATACCATCAGCACCACCTGCTTTAGCAGTTTGGGCATCCGAAATCTTGGAAGGTTCCGAACCAGTTCCGGGGATTACAGAAGCTGTAACTGTTGGCATAGGATCACCCTCGGTGAGAGTAATACCTTGTTCCTTAACAAGCTCCCCAAACTTTTCTTTTAACATATCTGACATTTGAGTGTTCCTCTAGCTGTAAAAACAAAGTTATTCTTATGAAGTATTTATCAAAAAGATTATTTAGAAAGTCTACCCATGAGAGCATTAAATGCCTCTAGAGTTCTTTCTTCTAACTGCTGCCTACTAGGCGCGTTAGCAATGTATCTCTGGTATTTATCAATGTCACTCTCCTTTAGAGCTCCATTTTCCCAGACCCATTCCTTCCCTTCCATGATGCCATTTACAAAAGCACTAGGAGCGGAAGGATCTGCTACAATATCAGCAGCAGTAGCAAGCATGAAATCGTCACAAACATAGTTAGCGTCTTCGCGCTTGTCTAAACTTCCCATGCCTCTGGAGGAAACACCAAGTTTTACTCCTTGCTTTAATAGATTCTCAACCATTTGTCCGTGAGGTTGCAAGGTGAGAATCTTTGCTTTCCCGATAAAATCATTACCTTCTGCTTTAAGAGATGTAATGAGATGTGAAACTCTATCTAGATTTACAGTAGGACCATCGGGATGTCCAAGTTCTCCTAGAGCACGTCCGGATTTTACATACTCCTCGACATATCTCTCGACCTCACGGTTGAGAACTTCAAAGGGATAGATACGTCCGTTACGGTTTTTAACTTCAGACTGTAAAAAGATTCCTTCGATAAAAAGACTCTTTTCACCTTCTTCAGTTTCTTCCTCGATTGTAACTACCTCTTCAATATTTTCTGTGATAAGTTTCATTGTTCTGTTTCTAGAGTTTCTACAGGTTCGTCAAAGTAACTATTAGCTACAACCTTTTTGTAAGCATCGATTGCTTCAGAAGCAGCAGCATCCATCATGTCAGAAACGAGATCTAAAGCAGCAGCTCTATTCTTATTCTGAATATGATTAATCACTTCGATAGTATTATCTTCCATTATAAGTAAAACGAATGTGTTAATTATTTATCACTCTTTGGTTTTGAAGACGCGGCAGGTGGTTTAGGTGCTGCCTTCATCTTCTCTATTTCTCTTTCGTTAGCAGCATCTGCTTCCATAGAATCAATCTCTGGTTGGAAAGCAGTGTTCTCTCTTTCCATAGCATCGAACTGATTCATCATGGCAGGATCAAGAGCAACACCATTCTTGATATCTTTCTTAATCTGCTTATCCATATCTTTGTATTCTTGATCGGTTTGATTAAGAATCTGTTTACGGATATACTCGCTAGAGAAATATTTACCGACAAAAGGATCCATTTGAGTAACAATACCAATCCTTTGGGTCATCATCTCTAACTCTTTTAGTTCGTTGAAATGATTATCAAAGAGGTAGTCATACTGGATGTGCTCCTCCATATCATCCCAATCTTCTGGGGTGATGATACCTTTGAGGACTAGTTGATCTCTAAGGATATCGTGGAACAAAGCAGAAAAACGCTTGCGGAGTCTGCCGATAAACTTAGTGAACTTAAGTTCGTCTCTTAAAACTTCAGTAGTCTTACCAAGATTAAAACCTTTGTTATCATCTGTAAGACGTGAAGGTGGAAGGTTTAAGGAGTTGTATAGTTTCTTTCTGAAATACTCAACGTCCTTAAGTTCTCCGAGATTTTGACCACCGGGAAGAGTAGAGATTTCTGTTCCCCTACCACCTTCTCTACGAGGTAACCAGAAATCCTCAAGCATACTCATATGCTTTTTGTCATCACGAATCTCTCCTGTAGTAGAATCGTAAACTAGTTTGTTACGATAGCGAGCCATAACATCACGGAGATATTGCTCTGCTTTTACCTTAGGTAAGTTGCCCACATCAATGTAGAAGATTCTACGTTCTGGGGCACGGGAAAGTCTGTAGATGACAAGAGAGTCTTCAATCATACGGAGTTGATTGAGAGACTTGATTGCTTTATGTAAGAAACTCAACGTCATCTTTTTGTTGAGATCTTTTAGACCCGAATCACATGTAGCGATAGACTCGGCAGAGATTTTAATACCTTGATTCTGGGAGAACTCCATTGCTCCCTGAAAACCAGGACCACTCTTAGCAAAACCTTTTGGATTGTAGATGTAATACTCTACGTAATCACCCCAGTCATACTGTAGTGCTGATCCCTTTTGTTGAATCTGGGTGTCAGTATCTTTAGTGATTTTATGACGAATCTTTTTTAACTTGAGGGGATCAATATATCTAAGTTCTTGAATACCTTTTTTGGGATTATCCAAATCAATAACTTTATGGTAAAATGTTTTACCGTCGATATACCAACTTCTAATAATCTGATGAGCACTCTTATCAAAGTTTAATAAACGTTTGATGTAGTTAAACTCTTTACGGATTTTAGATTTGATGCTATCACTGATGTCCAGATTAGTTAGATCAACTTCTACTGGAGAATCACTAGCATCACTGACAACAAACTCATTTACGATTTCATCTACCGCCGAATCACACTCTGGATGAAGTGCCATATTGCGGTAGCGTTGGAGGAGTTCAT